CAGCGGAGAGTTGACAGTCAACTGAACCATAGGGATCAGGTCGATGTCATAAGTGGCGGCCCACTTGTTAGCGGTAGCCAGGTTGGCGTTGGTGGGGTTGTCACCAGCGTCAGACCACTTAGTACCCATCACGTGATAGGTGCTGTGATAATCCACAGAAAGCACGTCTTGCTTCGAGAGGACGTTGCGATCAGCTTCAATGCGAAGCTCTTGTTGCACACCCTCAAGGATGGTGCCGCCCTTGGTCAGGTAGCAATAGAACTCACGTTGATGACCACCAGTGCCAGGAGCAACGGTGTTCACTGCACTGTCGGTAACGACTCGCATTCCTGCGAACTCACCAACTTCGCGAGCGCCAATGCCTACGCCACCACCACCCCAGGTAACTGCGCCATTAGCGGCGAGTGCTGAAGTAGAGAAGGTCAGCATTCCTACCTGATACAGGTAGTAAGCAACAGAAGGATGAACAATCAGAGTGTCCAGCTCTTCACCACGCTCTCCAAGCTTGGAGCGTGCTTCAGCAACCATGGATGCACTGAGGAAGTTAGCCTCAGCGCCACCAGATGCTGCTGCAACAGCTTTATCCAAAGCGTTGGCAGAAAGTGCAGTGCCGAACAAGCCAGCAAGCTGTGAGAACAGACGTGCGCTGTTCAGCTTGTTGATTGCATCAGCCAGCTGGTTGCGGATGTGAAGCATTGGATCTTCACCTGCAGCCAAAATTGCAATGTCATCCACGGCATACGCGAAACCGCGATGGCAGATGGTTGCAATCTGAGTGCCAGTTCCAATCTTTTGTGGCGTCAGGTAGCCAGCAGTGCTGGTGCCCCAAGTCGCTGTGCCATCCATGATCTCCTCAGTTGGCGATACAGGATTGAACTCAGGAACTTGAATGCGAGTACCGCCAGAGCGGGAATCAAGCAGTGAATTACGGGTGACAGCGCCAGACTTGATAAACAAGCTGCGCTCTTTGATGGCCTCAGACACATAAGTGCTGAGATTATTCCTCTTGACGATGTCCGCGAGTAGGACACCGCCGGAATAATTCTGAAATGGAGCAGCCATTTCTTATTCAGGGATAATGTTTGCGGTGGATCAAGTCACAGACTTGAGATGGTGTCCCACAGGGACTATTTACCGGCCTCTCTCCTGAGCACAGCTGCAAGATCAGGGTCGGAAGCATCCAAAGCCATTTGCTTTGTTAAGTTAATACTACCCTCTAGCCAAGGATTTGCGATGCCTGCGGCACCTGCAGTCCCTGTAGAAGGCTTGGCTCCCATGCCAGCTTGAGTGCTTGGTTTGAAGTGATGTTCAAAGCCAGAACCAGGATTTTTTAGCTTGGCTAAATAAACACCTAGGTCTTGTTCAACGCCACCGTCAAGAACTTTGACGCTGCCATCTTCAGATTTCTTAAGACCGTTCTGCACTAATTGCAGCATCTGTTGAGCATTGATTGCTCCAGCCTGACTAATTGCAGACAACGCAGACGTTTGCATCGCTGCAGTTTCGTTTGAAACCCGAAGCTCTTGCAATTGGCGCTCTAGATCAGCAATTTGTTGTTGCTTGTCTTGAGCGGTTTTGTTGGCCTCTTCCCAAAGGTCTTTCCATTGACCCTGGTCTTCAAGCGTTTTTCTGCGTTGATCGTCTTGTTTTTTGTAGACATCATCAAGCTTGCCTTTGATGCCTTGGAATTTATCCTCGGCTTCACTGGCACGATTTTTTAATGCCTGAATCTGCTGCTCATACGCCGAAACGTCTACAGCAGGGGTTGAAGTCGCAGTCTCAGCCACGGGCTGTTCAGGAGTTGCCACTGGCGTCTCCTGGATGACTTGTTCTTCCATTTTTAAGATTTAGTGGACTCTTCTACTTTAGTATCTTTTGTTTTACGCGCTGGCTTTTTGGCAGCAGCAGTTTGTTTCTTTTCGGGAGGATTCAGTTCCTCAAATCGAAGTCCCATGAGAGTGGAAGCTATTACGCCCCTACTGTACCTCTACTGACCGATCTTGCGATTCAGCTGCGTTAGGCAGGATTTCACCCTGTACCAGCATGTCGCGGAACTCTTCGCGATCAATAATGCTGTCTTGGAATAGCTGAGCCATTGCCGTAATGTCTTGGCCAATAAGACGTTGAAGGTCAAAGTCACGGCTGATCTTCACTTCAGGTGGCTCAATACCCAGATAATTAGCAGCCAGGTTGTAAGCCTTTTGCAAACCAGACTCCAGATCCATAGAAACCATCGACAACATTGAATTTGTGTCGATACGGTCTAATCGTCGTGCGTCAGCTGATTCAGCTACGAATTTCTGTTGGCTAAGCGTACTGATGCCCAACGTCGCCATTTGTTGCTGTAACTCTTGGATCTCCGCAGATTGCGCTTCAAAAGCACTAGCGGCAGGCTCCACGTAGTAGACCTTGTTTCCCGGCTGTGTCGCCATCGCATAGTTCACACTAATCGCCATATCTTTGGTCTGGTCGTCCCAGCCCTCAAGTACCAGCATCGGTTGTGATGCGATATGCAGGCTATGAATCAAGTCAGCTTGACGCTGGAAATGAGCAAGATTTAGATGAGCAATATCCAGCAATGGTGGACGACTTGTCAGTGTGTCCGTCTTGTTCGCGTAGATCGTGACCAAGGGGACTTGATCAAGTGAATACGGCCCAGATTCAACAAGCTCAAACTCCGCCGTAGCGTCTGATTGGTCAAACGAAGAGGGGTATGGGAAGTTCCCTTGCATCGATTTCTTTTGCTCTTCTTGCCGATAGACGCGATAACGACCTGGCTCAATGACACGAATCTGGTCATAGACCTTTTCTCCAAATTCACCGTCAGGGACAACAGCTTTCTCGCCAATACGCACTTGCGTCAGATTGCCATAGTTGGATTCGCGATCCAGACGCCAGCCATACACCTTGGTTGGATCAACCTCAATCCAATAAGGACGACGGTTTAATGCACGTTCTTCTGCAAGGCTTCGGGCTTCTGTTGGAGCGGGAAAATCAACCAACGTATGGCAATGGCCATAGGTCAGCGCACAAATCACCAGACGACGTGCATACTCGTCCAGATCTGAACCGCAGCCGTCAACGTCTTTATTGAAGATTTCTGTCCAATATGGATCGCCAACAATATTAATTGGCTTACGCAGAATCAAACCTGCTGCCGCTCGAATCAACCGTTGGGTATATGGCGTAAATACAGCACGATTTACACGCGCTAGATACGCGGAATAATCTTCGCGAGGCTCTAACGGTAAAAATGCTTCGCTGTTATCACGTAAATACTCAGTGCCAGACACCACGGCTTTCATGATTTCCCAGCCTTTCATCTGGTCAATCACTGCCCGTGTTCGGACAAATGGACTGTCAACACTCCCCATATAGGAGCTGCTGACCAAATGGGTCCGAACGAGCCCTGGGACGGAGTAAGTCATGTCATTATTTTAACCATTGATTAGTTGTTGCAACCCCATCTTCTTCGAGCAGCTTTGCCTCGTTCGCCAGTCCAACTTTTGCTGCGAGCACAAAAAGACTTCTTGCGTGCTGCTTCTTTTTTGGTTTTAGGCTTGCCGGTGACAGGTGCTTTTAAGTTTGAACCGGTTTCTTTATTATATTTAGCTCTGCCTTTTGCAGTTAATCCTGCGCCTTTCTTTGCTGGAAGTTTCTCACCACGACCAACACTAAGATTTGGTCCTTTTTTACGCTTTTTCTTTTCAGCCATTTTTCTTCTTGGCAGATTTACGGCGTTTATGCTGATAGCTTATCTTCTTTGAACCGGTTTTTTCACGCTTAAACCGGGCCTTTTCTGCAGCCGTCATCTCGCCTGATGTCTTAGGCGTCTTGGCAGATACACGCTTTGATGGTCGGCACGCTGGATATGCTCTGTCTTCCCCTTTGGAGCGGCCACAAGGCTTCCCGGTCTTTACATCGACCCATTTCTCGTCAAACCAACGGCTAAGCCCGCCCTTAGCCTTGCTGGTCTTACTTGGTTTTTTTGGCTTTTTTCGTTCCGCCATCACTCACTTTTCGGTAGGTGCCGCCACGCTTCTTATATTCCCGCACCAGCCAAGCATTGGCATAGGCGCTGGGATATACAGCGAATTTACGCTTTGCAGCTGCTTTGACACGGCTATAAAGCGCCTTATTGGTGGGCTCGTTTCTAGTCGCCACAGGTGCAACGCATTTTTTTAGAGCCCTTCTTCATGCCCTTTTTCTTCTTGGGTGGACGGCCTTTTTTTGTGCCGTAAGTTCCGGGACCTTGGGGCATGACAGGGATCGTCTTTGCCCTATTCTAACCCTTCGTGCCAATCAACAACCACTTTGAAGTGCCCTAAATGCGGATCTTTTCGCGTGCATGTCGTTACGACTAAGAAAACAGTTGAAGGGCCTTATGAAACTGTGCGTCGTAGGCACTGCACAAGCTGTGATTTTCGCTGGTACACCGCACAAGCACCAGAAATAAACATTGGTCCGTGCATCTCTTGGGCTGGTACTGGCGATCAAGTCAGAGTGACGTTGCCACAGCCAAAACACGCCTAATACAACCGATAAGACGTGGTCCCCATCGTCTCCGGTTTTGCCAAATTAAACTGTTGTAAAACTAAATAACCGAACGCGTCAAACGCGTGGTCTACTCCTAAGTTTTTATTTGGTAAACCTGTGTTTGGCGTATAAGTTAACGTCCTTAAGTCTTTGATTAATTGCTTACATCGTGGATGGATTACGGTTCTTCGCGTCCCAGCAGCATCAAGTAAAGCTGTATTGACGGCTGTAATCTTGTCCCTGATTTTCCATGGCGCTTTGGGCGATTGAACCGTAAAACCGCTTCGACGCAAAATTGTGTGGTCCGTTACGCCAATACCAGAGGTCTTTCTGGC